ACCTAAGTAGTCAGCCGCATTACCTAGGGAACTTGAAGTGTTTGTCAATTCAATGTATCCGTATCTAGTCATGAAACTTACTACCGGTTCGAAAGTTGCTGGATCCAGTACTACACCAGAACTCATTAGCGGTATGTACGGACAATAGAATGCCGCCGCGTCAGTTTCTGATGGACCTTTGTATCCAACTAGTACTGAAGTACCATCTGCCGCGTAAGCGTCAGCATATACTCTCATAGCACCGTTTAATGTACCCACAAACTTAGTGTTTGTTGGAGCATCAAAAGTACCTTCAGTAGATCTTGCAAAAGCAGAAGTAGTTGCAGATTGTAGGATTGTTAGTGCAAATGGACTAACAACCGCATAGTTACCTGCGCCACGTCTTGTTCTTTGTGCAATCAAGTTAGCAACTCTGTTGATTTGTACAGCCAAAGCCGCATGTTCATCACCAACAAATGTTGCAGTACCACTTACAGCCGCTTGATCGTATGTAAGTTCTGCTGATCCCGGAAGTGCTCTTAATGAAGTTAAGATCTCTTGATCGATTTCAACAGTTATTTCTTGTGCTAAAGCCGCCATTATTTCAGCCTCAACGTCTAAGCCTTGTTGTGCTTGAGCGTCTTGAGCCGATTCAAATGTCCATCTAGCAGAAAGTTTTCTGCTTTTCGCTTCAACAGTTTGTTTTAACACCTGGATGTTAAGTCTATTGCCTGGAGCACCTTCTAAAGATGCTGTAGCCGCCGCTTTCGCAGAAGCATTTGCCGCCTCATTACCTGAGTAAGCACTTGCAATAGTGAATGGAGATAATGCTTCGTCACCAGCAACAATACCTGCTGTGCTGTTTGCGTCCGCATATCTTACTCTTAAAGTGTGGATTTGACCAACTGGACCCGTCATAGGTTGTACACCCACGATTTCGTTTGCAATTACAGTTGGCATTACACGTCTAATAACTGGTAGAATGACTCTGTTTAGAGTTGCTACGTTACCGGCACTAGTTGCGCCAGCAGTTGCTTGTTCTGCCAAGTATTTGCGTGTATTTTCTAGAGTAACATCCATCACTTTTGATTTAGTCCCAGACAAACCTTCCATCAATGCTGACTTCGTTTCTGCCCATTTATTTTCAATCAGTGTATTTGACATTTTAATTTCCCCTTAAATACCTGCTAATTTTCGCATCTGTTCGATGCCTGTGTCGACTTCTCTGCTACCTTTATCACCAGTAACTTCACTTCTGTTTTCGTTAAGAACTTTCGCTCTCGCCTTGACATCGTTGTCCATTACTGCTGGAAGATATTTGCTGAAAGATTCTTTCAGTTTAGTAGTCTTTACAGTTTGAAGTAGATCTGACATCACTTCACGTTTATCACCTGATAGTGGTGACATGATTTGATCCATGATCTTGCTTCGTTCCAGTTGATCGTGTGCAATCTCAACCTCTGTTGATTTTGCTTCAATCACCTTGTCTTTTTCTGAAAGAAGTTTGTTGGCTGATTCCAACTCTTCTTCTTTCGCAGTCATTGCCTTGATCAGTTTGTTTACTTCGCCCTTCTCATTTAGATAACTGCTGGTGTATTCACTTGCGAACGCTTCAAACATTCTTCGTCCAAAGTTATTTTCTCTGCTAGTAGTGATGTCTTCTTTCAATTGAGCCAGTTCTTTTTTGAGAACAGATTCAACTGTAGTTTCTACCACCTTAGCGGATTTCTTAACAAAGTTCGCTTTCATTTCTGCATACTTTTTCTTTGCTTCAGCAACAAGTTTGACCTTAGTTTCCACCACGTCCTTCTTGTCTTGATCAAATTCTTTGATCTCTTCAGCAAGTTTGCCAACCACAAATTCTTCTAACTTAGCGAAGTTCTCTGCGACAGCATGTTTGTCTGCATGTAATTCAGCGATCTCTTTCTTAAGTTGTTCTAAAACGAATGATTTTAAAACGTTAGCATGTTCGCCAATTGACTTTTTATAGTTCACACGTTCTCTCTGAAGTAATTGCTTATCTTCTTTGAATTCCGCGATCTCTTTAGCCAGTCCCTCTTTGATCATCTTGTCAAGTGATTCAACCATTACGCCTTTGTCGTGCTCGTATCGTTTTGCGAATTCGGCACGAAGTTCAGCCTCGATAGTGTCACGAGATTCTTTTAATTTAGATTCCCACGCTTCTTCGATAGCCTTTTTAGTGTCGCCAGTGATTACATTGCTGTTCATCAATGGTTCTAATGCTTCTAACATATCGGTTTCTCCTCTACTTAATCTTGAGGTCTCTTATCAATTTCGATACCCCGTCTCTGAGATATCTCTGTGCCGCAGAATCCTGCGATACAGATTGCGCCACGTCCCACACTTTTGCTCCACCTCTCATATTCAGTAATCCCTCATAGATTGGTGTTGGATAAGCATTCGGTGCCGAAGGTTGCGCCACAACGTCGACTGTGATGATTTCAAAATCGCTCACTTCGCCTGTTGACTCGTTTACGTTTCCGGATCCTCTAGATGAAACACCTAGTTTCACTCCGGAATTTAACATTGTTTCTACTAACTTCCCCATTGGCGTCGGCAAGACCTTCATTTTACCGTAACCGTTGGATCCGTCCATCCATACATCTGTGATCATGTGCGACACACGATCCAGATTTACTTTTAAATCTTCTGGATGATCCACTTCACCAAGCACGGAATAGCCTCCCTGGATCTGATCTTTCAAAGTTTTAGTGGCTTTCGCTATCTCATTCACAGGATATATTCTTTCGTTAGCGTTTTTCACGCCTCCTTGAATACAAATCCCCTTCATGTATAG